TCTCCTATGGGTGCTTACTACAACGCTACTATGGTTAAAACAGGCACACCTACAACCCACAAAAATAACTTTTATAAAGCTATTCAATTTAACAAGCGTAGACAGACTAGTCGTAATGCAAAACAGAACCATTTCCAATGGGATTGGAAAGATGTAGCAAAGGTAAACCCTAATTATGAAAAGTTTATTAAGAAAGAAATGCTTCGCATCAGCGAAGACTCTGATGAGTTCCAGCTCTCATACAACTGTAAATGGTTGTTGGAGAGAGGAATGTTCGTTACATCCTCAATCATGGACGACCTTGGAGATACCTCGCAAGAGCTTGTTAAGTCTTGGCACCGTTCTCCAGTTGTGGTCGGCATCGACCCGGCACGAAAGATGGACTCGACCGTTGTAACTGTTGTATGGGTAGATTGGGATCGCCCTGACGAGTACGGTTACTATGATCATAGAGTATTAAATTGGCTTGAAATGCAGGGGGACGATTGGGAAGAACAGTATTTTCAAATCCAACAGTTCTTATCATCTTATGATGTGCTTGCAATAGGAATCGACGCTAATGGTGTTGGTGATGCAGTGGCTGGAAGACTAAAGGTCTTAATGCCCCGTGCTGAAGTAATTCCTGTTACATCAAGCCCTACAGAGCAGTCAAAACGTTGGAAGCACCTTCAAGCGTTAATTCAACGTCAGATGGTTTCTTGGCCTTCCCATGCCAAGACCCGTCGCCTACGTATTTGGAAAAAGTTCTACCAACAGATGACGGATGCCGAAGTTCAGTACAAAGGCCCTAACTTTTTGGTAGCTGCACCAGATGAAGTCCATGCCCACGATGACTTTGTAGATTCGTTGTCATTGGCTTGTTCCCTTACTCAAGAACTAGTTATGCCAACAATTGAAGTTTCAGCAAGTCCTTTCTTCTAAAAAGTACCTCTTTAGGCTGACTAATGCCTAAATAGAAGCGAGAATATGCATGAGGACCTCAATCCCAATCCTATAGGAGAATATAAAATGGCAGTAGAAAATATCGCCCCAACACCTCAGTTCCCTGAGAAAGTCGGCGCAACTTACGAACGTAAGTTTTCACCTGCAACACCAGGCCTTCGTGGCCCACTTCGTTTCGAAGAAGGTATTGCAACAGATACAGATGTACCAAATGACTTCCAACTTGGTTTGGATCAAGGTTATGACACTCCAGAAGGACGTCCTAACCACAACATGAACGTCATGGAAAAGTATGCAGAAGAGACAATGCGTGAGCGTGCTCACGTTGGATCAGCTGCATGGGTCGAAGCTCCAACATACCTAGGCGAATTTGCTCAAGGTAACTTTGGAGATCACTCAACCGTCGTTATCGAAGAGGTTGTACGCAATGGCTCACGCCAGGAACGTATGAACCCAGCTTCAGTCTTAGACTAAAACATACGATAGACTATACTGGTCTCCAGCTCTGTACCCCTTTCTCCGGAGCTGGAGACCTATATAGGAGGAGACCATGGCACAACCGAATAATCCGAAGTTGTACAACATGTTGTTAGCGCAAGCTAAAGCAAAGTATCCTTCGCACAAACCAAATGGTTTGAGTTTTCCAGGTGCTAAATGGTTCGGTAATGAATACGCAAGACAAGGTGGCGGCTTTGTTGATTCTATTAAAGAAGTAGATCCAAAGTTACGTGACTTTAAGCAAGAAGATATTGAGAAAGAAAAACGTAAAAAAGCATTAGAAAAAAAGAAGAAGAAACAATCAGGTTTCGTCGTTTAAGTTGGGGGCAACTATGAAGTCAGGATGTAATCAATGAGCGGTGGTATGGATTTTTCACCTCCGAGTTATCGGGCGGCGTCATCTGACCTAACCATCTCCATTTCTCCACTAGGTCTTGTGGAACTGGCTGATGAAGAGTTTGAAGTACACGGTCCACGTTTAAACCGTTACTCACTTAACTGGGCAATGTATCTAGGCCATCACTGGTCTTATCGCCGTGAAATTGGCGAATCACAGATGGTATATAATTATTACCGTGCCTTTACAGATTTTATTATTAACTTTACTTTTAGCCGTGGCGTTATGTTCCGCAGTCCACAACAGACTGAGGCAATTGTTCCAGACATTCTAAAGCGTGTGTGGGAGATAGATAACGACAAGCATGGCATCTTGTGGGAAATGGGTCAGCAAGGCGGAGTATCAGGTGACTGTTTTGTTAAGGTTGCTTATGAAGAAGCCTACGAAGACTCTACCGGCCGCCCTCACCCAGGGCGAGTACGTATCCTCCCACTTAACTCTTCTTTTGCATTTCCAGAGTTCCACCCGCATGACCGTTCTCGCCTAATTCGTTTTAAACTAAAGTACCGCTTTTGGGGAACTTCAGTTGAGGGAACACGCCAGGTATATACTTACACCGAAATCTTGACTGATGATCGTATCGAAGAATACATTAACGACGAGCTTATTGACTCTCGTCCTAACCCAATTGGCGTAGTTCCAGTCATTCATATTCCTAACGTCCGTGTTTCAGGATCCCCTTGGGGTCTTAGTGATTGCCACGATGTTATTACGCTTAACCGCAATTACAATGAAGTTGCTACAGATATTGCAGACATCATTAACTACCACGCTGCCCCAGTTACAGTTATCACCGGAGCTAAGGCATCATCCCTAGAAAAGGGCCCTAAGAAGGTCTGGGCGGGCCTTCCAAAGGACGCACAGGTGTTTAACCTAGATGGTGGTGGGCAAGGCCTTGTAGGGGCTATGGAGTACCTTAAAATCGTTAAGACAGCTATGCATGAAATGGTGGGTGTCCCTGAGACCGCACTTGGTCAGGTACAGCCTATCTCTAACACCTCAGGTGTTGCTCTTGCTATTCAGTACCAGCCACTGATGAATCGTTACCACCAGAAGCTTGTACAGTACGAAGAGGGCCTAGAACGTATTAATGAGCTAGTGCTATTAACTCTTGCATTTAAAGAGCCAGAACTATTTACTTACAACCCAGCTGTTAACGGCCCAATCAAGCCAGGACAACTTACTAAACTTGATTTTGCAGACCCAATTACTTACGAGTCAATTATCCACATGCCTCCTCCACTTCCATTAGATAAGTTGATTGTACTCAACGAAATTCAGCAGAAGATGAATATGAACATGGAAAGCCGTGAAGGTGCTCTTCGTCAGCTTGGCGAAGAATTCCCAGATCAGAAGCTTGAAGAAATTCGTGCAGAACTTATTGCCGACGCTAAGGCTGACGGAGCTATTGCTCTTGTCAAGCAACAGATAAATTCAGCAATCACATCGCTTACTGGTATGATGCCTGATGGAACTCTTCCTCCTGGAGCAGCTCCTGGAGATGGAACTGGCCCTGGTCCACTAGGACAGCCAGGAATTATCACCCCATTTGAAGAACAAACAATTGGTGAACTTCAACAAGAAATTGTTGTAAAAGCATACGGTAGTCAAACTCCTCGACAGAGTGCGAGTACACAAACTGATACACCTAATTCTGAACAAAACCAGTGATTTAGGCTGACAAATCGTAAAAAGTTTGTCAGGCTATGTACCAAACAAACCCGCAGGTCATCGTGGCATTAAATCGGACAACGACCTCTTAACCTAAAGGAATACGCATGTCAGAAACAACATCAAACGTTGTTGACAGTGCACTAGCTCAAGAAGCATTTGCTTCTGAAGTTACAGGCACCGCATCAGCAGCACAGCAAGAAGTAGAAGCTCCTGTTACAGATTCAAAGACAGGATACACAGAAGTAGATCTTAAAAGAGTTCGGGAACAAGAGAAGTCAAAGCTGTACCCACAGATTGATTCACTCAAAGAAGAAATTAATCTACTTAAGAAAGATCGTGAAGCGCAGCTTGCAGAAGCCGCAGCTATTGCGAAAGAGAAAGAAGAAGCAGCACGTAAGTTAGCTGAATCTGAAATGGATGTCCGTTCACTTCTTGAAAAGAAGGAACAAGAATGGGCAGCTCAACTCGAAGAAATTCGTCAAGAAGGTGCTCGTAAAGATGCACTTTTAGAGCGTGAGCGTCAGTATGCAGAACTTACTGCTTACCGTAATCGTCGCCTTGCTGAAGAGCAAGACAATATTATGCCTGAGCTTGTAGATCTAATCTCAGGAAATAGTGCAGACGAGATAGAAAATAGTATTACTGGACTTAGAGAACGTTCGGCTAAGATCTTGGAATCGGCGCAGCAGGCTATGCAGACTGCTCGTCGTGATATGAAGGGCACAAGTACTACTTTGCCCCCAACAATGGAAAACAACTCGGGACAACAACAGTTCACCGCGGATCAAATTGCCGCAATGTCGGTTACTGAATACGCAAAGCACAGAGATCGTTTGTTCCCAGGAGCAAACAATCAAAACAAGGGACTCTTCGGGTAAGCAATTACCTTTTAAAATCAACCTAACATATATGAATAAGGAGTAACACCGACATGGCATCAGCCGTAACAGGTACCGGCAATTTAGCCGCAGCACCTACAGCGTACTCTGGCTCCAATAGCCAGCTTACACAAGCAATTCAGACCATCTGGTCTAAGGAAATTCTTTTCCAGTCAATGCCTATCCTTCGCTTCGAACAGTTCGCTGTTAAGAAGACAGAACTAGGCGTCGCACCTGGTCTCCAGATTAACTTCATGCGCTACAACAACCTAGGCTTCGCAGCTCCATTGGTTGAAGGCGTACGTATGTCAACAAACGCGTTGACAGCACAGCAATTCTCAATCACTGTTGCTGAGCACGGATACGCAATCGCAGTATCAGAGCTCCTACTTAACGCATCATTTGATGACGTTATGGCATCAGCATCACGTCTTCTTGGACGTAACATGGCTCTCTACCTTGATGGCCAGGCTCGTGACACACTTATGGCTGCATCTTCAGTCATCTACGGTGAAGATCGTTCAAACCTATCAGCAGTTAACAACTGGTATGCAGATGGTACAAAGGGCACAACACGTGCTTCAATGACCGGCGCATTCAACCTAACACCAAAGACAGTCAAGGATGCAGTAGAGACACTTGCTACAAAGAACATCCCTCGCCTTGGTGAGACATATGTTGCATTCGTGCACCCACACCAGAGCCGTAAGCTTCGTGACAACCCAGAGTTCATCGAAGTAACAAAGTACGCAGCTCCAGGTAACTTCATGCTAGGTGAAATCGGTCGTCTATATGACACAGTATTCATCGAAACAACTCAGATCCAGAAGGTAACAAACGGTGCTGGTGCAAACTACACCACAGATACAGCTGTTGATCCAGCTTCTATCGTTTACCCAACTGGTGGAGGCTACACAACTCCTTCAACAAAGACAGGTAACGGATCTAACGACCGCTACTCAGCTATCTTTATTGGAGACAACGCATTCGGTCACGCTATCTCACTTC